AACTGTTATTGCTAAAGTTTTGAACGAGCGAGGTTTTGAAGTTAGTAGGCAATCTGTTGGCAGGTTCAGGGTTAAACATTTATGAGCCTAAAAGATGATTTACAGAGTGAGCAGCAAACACAATTTGAAACAGAGTTAGTAAGACTACGCAAGCAGCGTGACAGTTTCGCTAATCAGAACGCACGCTTAACTACACAACTTGAAAGCGTTGAAAGATGTTTGCAGATTGTTGATCGTGCTGAAGGCACTGCAATCAATCCTCCAGCGTGGCTTGTGCCAGCAAAACCGAAACTATCGGCAGCAACACTCGTAGTTATTTTGTCGGACACACATTTTGATGAAGTGGTAAATGTTGATGAGATGGAAGGCTTGAACTGTTACAACCGTGAGATTGCTGTGATGCGTTTAGAGAAGTGGGCGCAGAATGTGATCAAACTTTCACGCCACTATCTATCAGGTGTTTCTTACGATGGGATTGTTGTGATCTTGGGTGGCGACATTTTCACTGGCGACATTCATGAGGAACTTGCTTTAACTAACGAGGACACAATGATCGGGTCGCTACTGTTCTGGTCTGAACAAGTTGCTGCTGCTCTGCAACTTTTGACTGATGAGTTCGGTAAATGTTTTGTGACAAGTGTTGTCGGTAATCACGGCAGGACTACTCGCAAGCCTCGTATGAAGCAGCGTGTGAAAACAAACTTTGATTACCTGTTATCTAAAATGGTTGAACGACATTTCAGGTTAGATAAGCGAATCAGTTTTGATATTCCTGAATCTGCTGATGCGTTGATCAAGATTTATGGTCACGGACATCTTGTTACTCACGGCGATCAAGTTTCAGGTGGTGGTGGGATTGGTGGTATCTATCCTCCGATTATGCGTATGCGTGCAAGAAAACAGTCACGATATATGGCTACAGGTAAATCGTTTCAAACTTTGTGGCTTGGTCACTGGCATCAATATATTTCTACACCGTCAATGATTGTGAACGGAAGTCTGAAAGGTTTTGACGAGTATGCGATGTTGATGGGGTTCGGTCACGAAGCACCGCAACAGGCTTTAGCAATTATTACACCTGAAAGAAATGTGACGATTCAAGCGCCTGTGTTTTGTGTTGATCGTAAAAAAGAAGGCTGGTAGTTTGTGGCAACGATTGTGCTAATTGTTTGGCACGATGCTCACTCTGTTGCTTCTACTTGGATTGATGTTGCTGATATTGATGTTGAGCCTGCTGTCGTTGAGTCGGTAGGTTTTTTGTTGCCTGATGCGAAGCCGAAGCATATTGTTTTGGCGCAGTCTTTAACTGGTGATGAGTGTGATCATATTTTGGCTGTGCCTGTTGAGATGGTGCGCAGTATGAAAGTTTTGTTGTAGTGTTCGGTTTGGCGTGAGATGTACTCCTTCTCCGTTTTGCGCTACGAGTTGAGTTGCCTTGACAGGAATGTTGGGGCAACTCCTCGTAATCTCTATATGTTATAAGGGTTAAATGAATGAGTGGTTTGCTTGTGCAGTTGATATACTTAACTCATCAAGCAAACAGTTTGTTTGATAAGTCAAGAGGAGGCTTAGAAATGGAAAGTCAATTCAAAATCAAAATGCACGCACAGGTGCAAAACTTTGATGGTAAAGAATATCAATTTCAACCTGAGCATTTATTGTGTGAAAAATGTTGGGAAGCAGTTGATACTGCTTTTGCTCACGCATCATATTATGGTTCAAGCCGTTCATCAATTCAAGAGGCGTTTCAACCAAGACACGATCACGCAATCACAGTCACTAAAGTTAAATAAACACAAAGTTCAAGAGGAGGACTAGAAATGAAAATCAGATTAGGTAAAGCGTTCTTAGAGGAATGCAAGATACGAGGCTACTTCAATGACAACGCTGCGATAGATGAGCGAGGCGCAGTGTTGTTCAATGTGTTAGATCGGGCAACCAAAACTAAAACAGGTGTCAGCGTTGATGTGACACCTACAGAACTTGATCACTTGATTAGCGAGTGTGATTGGTTTGTTTACAACAACTCGCCTGATGGTTCAAGTGGTGATCGCAAAAACTTTAACAACTTAACTAACCAGTTGAAGTCTTTACGCAAGGTCAAATCGTTTATTATGGAATATAGGTATTACTAATGAAACGAATAACAATTAGCAACGAAGTTGCGCACGATATTAAAAGCAGGATATTGAATGATCTGTTAGACGAAAACCCTGAGGCAATTATTAAGTATGTTGATCACGGTACGAGTTTGAAAAGACGTATGCAGACAATAGAAATAAATGATGCAGGGGTTCGTGCCCTTATTGTTGAGTGCCGAATTTCTGCAGGGAATTGTCAAGACGATTACACTCACGAAAAAGATTTAGAATCTTTGTCTTGGTATAATAAATATTCAAGGGTGTTAGTAAAGTTAGATAAAGCAAAAGTTAAAATTCAAGAGGAGGATTTTATTTATGAAAACTAAAACAACTTGTGTTTGTATGGTTTGTGATCAACAGTTCAAGAACATTACTGACCATATGATTCATTATGTCAAAGCACACGATGAAGGTTACAAAGAGCACAGCGAGCGCAGGCGCAGGGGTATTTCTTGTCGTGGTTGTGCTAGGCAACTCGCAGCGAATGTCTTTGAGTGTGTTGCTTGTGGTTGGAAAGAAACAAACATAAAGGAGGAACAGTAATGAAAGATGATAATGATATAAAAGAAATTATTGAGTTCGGTGATTATTACTTGGTAACCACAAACGACAATAAAGAATACGATGGGCAGATCGTTGGTAAGACCCAAACCACTTTAACGATTGAGTGGTGGAATCAAGTTAAGAACAGTTTGTGCGAAACAGATATTTTCTTTAGTGACATCAAAGAGATCGCAGGGTTTAATGATTCGCAAATGTGATCAAGGTTGTGGCGAGGTCGCTACTGTTTATGCTGGCGATAACATCGCTGGCGGTTGGGCAGGATATTACTGTGAGCCTTGTCAAAAGGCTTTACGGTTTGAAATATGGGACAGATGTAAAATTGATATTGATTTAGTCTGCAACACGCTAAAGCAATAATTAGGTCACCAAAACAAATACCTGAGGAGGTAAACAATGCAACGAATACTTAAAGAGAAACACGGAAGCAAAGAATGGTTGTTAAGTAGGTGGCGTGATGAGCAAGGCAGGTGCGTGTTCGGCGCATCTGATGTACCAGTGTTAATGGGTGCTTCACCATACAAAACTCGTGGCGAACTGTTCGCAGACAAACTTAACCAGCCAGAGGTGCAGCCAGATTCAGCAGTGTTTCGGCGTGGCAACCTATTAGAGAAACCTTTGCTTGAATCAGCGTCAGATTTTCTTGGTGTAAACATTTCTACGCCTGAGTGGGTTTATCGGGAAGATAGGTTCTCTGTGTCGCTTGATGGTGTTGATCATTGGGACGAACCGAGCGTTGTTGTTGAAGCAAAAACCACAACACGCTATTCAATCAATGACGCAACAGATTTGCCTGCCGAGTGGTTGTGGCAGGGCTGGACTCAGCAAGCAGTTTTGAATTGTCCTGTTTGGTTCTCGGTGCTTGATCGTGACCTAAAGATCAGTATGGTTTGTTGTCCTGAGAATCGTGAGGCGATAGATAGTTTGCGATTAGAGGCAGAAGTATTTGGTGATTGGATTGATCAAGGCGTTGTGCCTGATGAAGAGTTAAACAATTTTTCTGCTGATGACATTACACGAATCTATAAAGTTGAACCGACCAGTGTTGAACTTGATGTTGTTGTGATTGATTGGTTGGTGGCGTTGGAAGATGCGAGACAGCAGGGCAAGCAGGCAACAGAGATGGAAACAAAAGCGAAAGATGCGATTGCACAAATGTTGAAAGGTAACGAGGTTGGTTTAGTAAATGGTGTGCAAGTTGTTTCTTGGAAACAGCAGGCTGGCAAGATGTCGTTTGATATGACCCGATTAAAAAGTGAGCAACCTGAGTTAGTTAAGCAATATGAGAAGCAAGGTAATCCCTATCGTGTGATGAGAACACACAGAAAGAAGGCAAAGTGAGTGATGAAATTGTTGTAAAAAAAATAAACAGAATGATTACAAAAGCACAAAAACGAGAAACTGACGCTGAATCAGATGGCAC